CATTAGTTTCCCCAATGATGAAGGTCTTGCTTTAAAGTATTTCATTTGGCTTATTTGTTAAAAGTCTTAAAGTCTCTGCATCCATTGTGTATCTTTCTTGAATTGCGGTTAAATTCTTTGCATCCTTTAAAAAGCCTGCTCTACATTTGTCAAATAGTTCAGTACCTACTTTTAATACTGGCTTTAATTTTTCTTCTACCATCTTGACTGCATCGTGCATATTTGTTGCATCTGCATCTTTGGTATCATCCAGGAGAAATAATGCTGAAAGTGCATACTTTCGAGAATAAGAACTTGAACTACCGAACGACTGGCTAATATCCATACCTTTACGATTTGGGTCTATTCCAGCAGAAGCACAAGATTCATATCTTTGACCTTGTTTGTCTATTAATAAGACCGCACTTTCACAATAAATAATATTTGCTTTTTCTTTGATGTTATCCGATATAACCATAGTACATTCGTACTTAAGTAATAAAGGTTTTAACGCTTCTAAAATATCTTCCGTAGAACGATACTTGTACTTCCCGAAGGAATTGAACTGATTTTTAGGTGCTTTTAGCTCCGATTGAATTTTTAAAAGTGACATAGTTTTAAGTTTTGGTTTTTAAAGATACAATTTATTTTATTAAATTAAGGTAATTATTTTTAATTATTTGCTTTGATAAATGAAGCTCGTAATCGTTTGTAACCCTTTGTATTTCAGCTTCTTTGACTTTATTAATAAGATACATAGCCTGGACTGATTTGCAGTAGTTACCATCTTCTAAAGTCTGTCTATAAAGCCTTATTAATTTGTCCAACTTACTTTCCTTCGGTGGATTATTAATGAATTTGTGTACGGTTATAATGCTCATTATCGTGGTCTGCAAATATCATATAATGTATTAGCAAAAGTAGATTGACAAGCCAACACTGGTTGTTTTAACATTGCTAAAATTAATTCTTCGTAGTTCTCGTTAATAAACTCTTCTACATCTTGTGTAAAGTAAATAGGATTTTCTGCCTGCTCCATTGAAGTAGGGTCTAACTCAATCTTTACTTGACCTCTTGATATATCGTAGTTTTCTAATACCCAAAAGCGTAGGTCTGCTTGTTTGAATCTATGGTGGTAAATAATAAAACCATCGGTGTATTCGGTGTAATAAGTGTTTTGAAAATCAACTTCTACAATGTTAATGTCTTCGATAATAGGATTTTTTAACTTTTTCATTTTTTGCGAGTAATGGTTAAACAATTTTTGGTTAATTCTTTGCAAGAGTAAGTCTTGCCGTTATAAGTTTTGTAATACGATAGTAAGGCTCTAATTCTATTGCCTTCTCGTTTGTCCACTTGCATAGCCTCCCCTATGCCCAGCGACTTAATTTGTAGTGCTTGTTCTTTCTGGTAAATCATCTAATAATTGTAAGGCTCGTTTAAATACTTGGATTCTTGCGTGTACTTGTCTTGACTTGTAAGGGTCTTTTTGTACACTTGGTAACTGATTAGTTAGCTTGTTAATTGCATCTTTTAAGCCTTGCTCAAATGATGGTTCTTGGTTAAAGTTTAGCATAAGTCTAAAGAAAAAATACCTGGTTCTAATAAAATACCATTTTCAATACATCTGCAATCTTCAGATTCCAAACATTCAATAGAAATTGCTTTTGATTTATCTGATTGACAAATTCTTTTAAAACAATCTTCAATAGAAGTTGCTTTCTTTTCAAAGAATCCAATACCAAACTCTGTGGTAGTGTGGATTCTAAATGTAGTTAAAGTTTTCATAATTTTAGACCGATTGGTTTGTTTCGGTATTCAAATATCTTAATTAAGATTTAATATCCAAAACATTTTTTACAAAAAGCTATAAATAAATCATAACTCGCTGATAATCAAAGAGAATAATTTTAAAGTTTTTTTAGGATAAGGTAAACAACCACTCCAATACCTAATATAATAAGTAAAGTGTTATTTCCTTTTGGCTTTTCTTCTTGAATTGTGGTTTTATCCACCTTTATAGCCTTGTTTTCTGCTTTAGCTATTTTAAGGCTTTGTAAGCGTTTCTTTTCCTTGATGTGCCTCTTTATATAGATTGCCTTGAGTTTGTACTTGTAGTCGCCTCTAATAGCTTCTAAAGGTGTAACTTGATGGTTTACTAATGTGTCAAAAACATAAGCTATTTCTTCGGTTGTTTCAATATCACTTGAATCAGTAGCTAATTCTACCTTTTGAACCACAGTTATAACGGAATCCACTTTTGTAGTTTCTACCAGCTTTTTAGACTTACAAGAAGAAGATAGTAAAATTACTACCAATAGGATTATTACGCTTTTGGACTCCATAATTTAATTAGTTTCTTTTGTCTTTCTAAACGGCAGTCTGCCTTGCATTTTGAGCAATATACTTTAGTGCCTGAAGATATGTATTCAGCTTTACAACACTCGGAAATAGTCAAAGGGTTTACCTGCTCTATTTCTATTGTAGCTTCTATATTTAAGTCTTCTTTTATTTCTTTTGATTTCTTTGCCATAATTTAAACTAACATTAAGTTCCTTTCGCAAATTTAACCAAAATAAAGTAATATTCCTACTTACCGCCTTCATACTCAATCTCTCTATTTAAACATTCAATAGCTTTCTTTAAGTCCTGGACCAATAAATCCTTCTTACCTGCTCTTAAAATATACTTAATAGCATTACCTTTCATAAAGGATAAATTATAAGCGTTTGCAATATCAATCACATCCACAGGAACTCCTTTAATCTCAACTTTGTAGTATTTAGGCTTTGTAACTATATCAGCTATTTTACTCCCAGTTAATTCGATAGGTTTAAATTGATACTTAACATTACAATTAGTGCAAATCTCCGAGCATTCGCAATTCTCAAGATGGTTAATTTCTTCGATAGTTTTCATTTTGTTTCTCTTTTAGTTTTTCTTTATTTGTTTCGGTTATTAATTCTCTTCGTACTATTTCAATTTGGTTGTATAATTCTTTTAATTTCTCAACTAACATCTCCCTCTTTGTCTTCATCATAATCTAAAAAGTCTAATCGTGTTTCAATCATTTTAATTAACCTCGCTTGGGTCAAGGTTTTGTAACTTGGGAATAAAAGTAAACTTTTTTCCTCTAATTCAAAAAGAAAATAAACAAAGAATTTAAGTTCCTCTAAAATCTCGCCATCAGTCATATCAAATACTTCTTCTTCTTTATTCTCCATATAAAACACCGTTATAAACACATTTATAATCTATTATAGCGTGAGGTTGCGCAAAGAATAGAACCTTGTCGCCATCTATCTTAAAAGTTACCTCAAGAAAGCCTTGACACCAGTCCGCTATTTTACCTGTTGGTAGATATTCTACTGCTTCCATTAACCTTGTGCATCCTACTTCAAACCAAGCATTAATGTTATGCCTATTTCTAATGTATCGCATTCCAAGCCTGTGACTGTGACCTGTACATCCCGAACCCCAATACTCAATAATATTCTTTTCACTAGCATTCTTTGTTAAACTTAATCCGTGTGTAATATCAAATATATCAAAGTAATTAAATACATCCGTAGGGTCGTAAACCATATCGTTTTCTGCCAGGTGTAGCATCTCTTCAAACTTGGTACTTTCAAAGTGTTTATAAAGAATGGCTAATCGTGCAAGTTGTCCTTTGGATAATAAAAAAGGCTTTGTAACTCGCTCATCGTGATTGCCAGTTCTTATTGTAATCTTTGCATCCGTTGAAAGTCTTAAAGGTTTTAAGATTTGTTCTTCGGTGTATTTAAACTCTTCTACTTCGTTGTAGCCGTTTAAAATACCTTCCATAAAAAGTTTATTGGTATGTTTAGAAACAAAAGGTAAGTCTACTATATCTCCATTAATACAGACTTCATCAAATTTATTATGTTGTAGGATATTGTTAATAACTCGCAAACATTTAAGGTCAGCTAACCAACCGTGTGGGTCGGAGAATACGAATAGCTTATAAGTTCTTTTGTCGGTAAGTTTCTTTAACTGATATTGGTTGTATTCAGTTTCGGTTAGTCTTGGTCTGTGCATAGTTTTTTTTTCTCGAAATTACTAATTATTTTAGCAAATGCAATTATCTTTTATTCAAAGGCTTACGATTTATCGTTGTCATATAACCACCTAAAGCAATTAATGCCGATAGGAATAGCTTAATACAAGTATTTAAAGACCAAATAAAATTATCCCAGTCAATAGTAACCCAAGCATTCGCTATTGCTACAATTGCTCCAAATACCGTAGAAAGTGTATTATTTAATTTTCGCATATAAATTGAACTCCCTTAATCTTCTTCTCATTAATCCTTTACTTACCACTCCACCTGCTTTAATCCACATCATAAAGCCTACTTTAATCTTCTCAATAGTTTGACCACCGTTTATAAATTTAACCAAAGAAGACTTTGCAAACGCTCCACAACCAATATTATAACAAAGGCAGAATAAAGCATCAAATTCGTTCTGTTTAAGCGGTCTAATAACATATCTCTTAATACAAGCAGCATAAGTATCGGAAGTGTCTAAAAATAGCTTATAGGCTTCCTCTTTCGTTATTTTATCGCCTTTCTTTACAGGTTGTCCGTTAGCGTATTTAGTCGAACCAATACCGATTGTCCAAACCAAAGCCGAACACTGATAAGCATCTAATTTTAAGCCTTCAAACTCAACTAATAGCTTTAAACCTTCTTCGCTTATTTGTGCCATAAAAAGTCTTTAATAAAAGTTATTCCTGTAATAGTTAATATAAAAGCACCTATTCTTATTGCCCAATTAATACCTGTGTTATAATCTCGCACCTCTTGAACTTTAACTTCAGTTTCTTCTAAAGCACCTTCGATTGTTTCTAATCTTTGAAGGATGCCGTTTCTATTTAGCTTTGAGCCTGTTATAGCTTGGCTAATCATTTCTACATTTATAGACAAAGCCTTTAGCTGGTCATTTATTTCTTTTAACTCATTCATTATGCAGGTTCTTCTACTGTTGTTGTTGTATTACTTTCACTACTTCCTGGTGCGCCTAAAATAGGACTATTGCTAAACTTAAATGGTGCTAACCCAATTGTGAAATCTTCATTTTTACTTGTTAAATCTTCTTCAAGTTTGCCGTTGGTTTTGTTGTTAAAGTAATCGAAAGAGGCTTCAGTCATAAAGAAATAAGCACTCTTTTGTATAATGTTTTCTAATCTTGCAGTTAAACAATCAACTGATTCATAAACACCACCATCGG